AAAAGCCGCCGGCGTGGTGTCCTCCTCCAGTGCATCGTGCACTGTAAGATTATAAAGTTCCTTGACGGAACCTACACACGTCGGTTAGTCACCATTGTGACAGAGGGCCTTCGGGCCGTATGTCACGATGTCGCTATTCCCAAAAAAGACTTGAGTGTTTTGACAAAGCGGATAGGAAACGAGGGTTTTACATTCCTCGCGACCACTCTGCCTGTTCTGGAGAAGGCCCTTCTTCATGGACTCGAAAGCGCTCGATTTGTTTGTCCTACCAATTTCCGTAGAAAGAGGGACAGTGCTCTCCCAGTTTTCCTGGGTTCGCTGTTCTCTCGTGTGTTTCACGAAAGCGGAACGCTTCGATCGGATGCGGATGGGCATGCCGTCTATGCCATAAGGCAGATCTGCTCGTATGTCTACAAAGCAGATTGGCGGCGAAGTCCTGGTAAGGACCAAGCCGTCATAGATAGGTTTGTTCAAACAGAGCAAGAAATTTCTAACTTGATGTTTGATGCTCAGGCCGACCCAATTTTGAAGTTGGCTAATTTGTTCACACGCGAAACCTTTCGCGACTTTGATGTGAATGATTTGAAATTGAAGCACGGACCCGGTAGCACTGCTAACGGGGAAGGCTCGAAATTTGAGCACAGATTGTCACCGAATTTGCCAGTTTTCTCTCTTGGTGTTGAAAAATTCTTCGTGAATCAACAGCACCAATTTGATATTGCTGGACTTCGACGAGCGCCCGTGTTGTCAACGTTCGACCTTTTTAATGATAACCTCCACAACGTGGCGGAAGTTGTTCTGGTTGACAAAGATGCACGTGGTCCCCGACTGATCTCCAAGGATCTTGTTGAGAATATGTATTTCCAACAAGGGATCATGAATTACATGGTCGGGAAGTTAGAAAACGAGGGCCCCACCCAAGGTCAGATTTGGTTCACTGACAATTCGACTCATCGTCGTCTTGCACAGGAATCTTCAACTGATCGTAAGTGGGCTACCATCGACCTCAAAGACGCGAGCGACAGGGTAACCTTAGCTTTAGTCGAGGAGTTTTTCTCTGGGACACCAATGTTGGATGCCCTAAGAGCTTCGCGTGCGGCAGCTACAAAGCTGCCTGATGGCAGAATTATCAAACTGTCAAAGTTTGCAC